GCAGCCCCGCGATGATGGCGCTGCCGGACATCAAGATGCTCAACGAGATGGCCAAGACCGACATCCGGGCCGTCCACAAGCTGATCGACCCGCCGATCCTGCTGCACGACGATGGGATTCTCGGTGGCGGTGCGACCACGATCAACATGCGCCCTGGTGGCCTGAACGTCGGCGGTGTCAATCGCAACGGTCAGGCGATGCTCCAGCCGTTCGGCACCGGTGCGCGCGTGGACATTGCTGAAGGGAAGATGGACCAGCGCCGTGCTGCGATCGACGATGCGTTCCTCGTGACCCTGTTCCAGATTCTCGTTGAGACGCCGCGGATGACGGCCACCGAGGCGCTGATCCGTGCTCAGGAGAAGGGGATGCTGCTGACCCCGACGATGGGGCGACAGCAGTCGGAGGCTCTGGGTCCGCTGATCGAGCGCGAGCTTGACCTGTTGATGTTCCACCGCATCCTGCCGCCGATGCCGGACATCCTGCGGGAAGCCGGTGGCGAGTACGAGATCGTCTATGACTCCCCGATGTCCCGGATGCAGCGGGCCGAGGAACTGGTGGGTGTGCAGCGCACGATGGAGCTTCTGTCCCCGTTCGCCCAGATCGACCCGACTGTGCTGGACATCTTCGACCGCGACGAGCTTGCCCGTCTGACGGCCGAGGTTTCCGGTGTGCCGACACCGGTGCTGCGCAGTCCCGAGACGATCAAGAAGTTGCGCGACGACCGGGCGGCACAGGAGAAGCAGATGATGGACATGCAGGCAGCACAGCCGCTGGCTGCCGCGATGAAGGATGCCGCCCAGGCGCAGAACCTGCTGCGGGGTGCTGCATGAACCTGAACCCCCTGACCCTGAAGCGCCGTCGCGCCTACGTCAAGACATTCGACAACCCCGAGGGTCGGAAGGTGCTGGCGGACTTGCGCCGGTTCTGTCGTGCGTCACTGCCGACAGCAGACGTCAATAACGTACATACGACGTATTTGTTGGAAGGTCGAAGGGAAGTGTTTCTGCGGATTCAAACATATCTGAATTTGACCGAAGAAGATGTTGTTCAACTGATCGAGGATTACAATGACTGAAGCTGCTGCCGCCCTGTCGGGCGATAACGGTAGCGCCGATACCGGTGCTGCTGCAATAACGACCACCGGAACCCAAGCAACTCCGTGGAACGCGGGGTTTGATGAGGACACCCAAGCCTACGTGGGCGTGAAGGGCTGGCAGTCGCCGGCTGACCTGCTGTCAAGCTACCGGAACCTGGAGAAGTTCGCCGGTGGGTCCAAGGCGCTCGTGGAACTGCCGGGTGAGGATGCCGACCCGCAGAAGATCAACGACTTCTACGCGAAGCTCGGTCGCCCGGACTCCCCGGACAAGTACGACCTGAAGATGCCCGCTGACGCGGACCCCAAGATCACCGACGCCTACAAGACCATTGCCCACAAGCACGGGCTGTCCGCCAAGCAGGCAGCCGGGGTCTATGGTGACTGGAATGAACTGGTCATAGGTCTGGGGCAGCAGTCGGAAGCTGAAATGGAGGCAGCCTCGGAGCGCGAGGTCCTTGACGTCAAGAAGGAGTGGGGTCAGGCATTCGAGCAGAACCTTGACGCCGGCCGTCGCGCGGCTGCGGCGCTCGGATACGACCAGGCCAAGCTGGACGCGATGGAAGCGAAGCTCGGCACCGCGGAAACCTTGCGCCTGTTCGCCACGCTCGGGTCGAAGATGGGCGAGGACTCGTTCGCCGGTGGCGAGCGTGAAGGCACCTCGTTCGCCCTGTCGCCGGCTGCCGCGAAGCAGCAGATCGCGGACCTGAAGCTGGACACGCAGTTCATGGGCAAGTACCTGAACGGCGACAAGGATGCCGTCGCCAAGATGACCCGACTCATGGGGGCCGCTCATGGATAAGGCAGCCGTGCGACTGGAGTTGCTGAAGCTCCTGATTCCCCAGGCGTCGCGTGTCGGACTCACGACGCCCGAGCACACCATCGAGATTTGCAAAAAGTTCGAGGATTATGTATCCTCGAATAGCGAGGAAGTACCGGCCTCGCAAGCGTCAGGGAAACCGGGTCGGCCTGCAAAGACAACCGACAACAAGATGCCTGCGTTTCTAGACCCCGCTCAAGCGGACAAGTCGATCTCTACCGGACAGACTTGATCCATTTTTTAGCGAGGTCTCATCATGAGCTTTGAAGTCACGACTGCTTTTGTACAGCAGTACACCACCAATGTTGCCCTGCTGCTCCAGCAGCGCGGTTCCAAGCTGCGCGACTACTGCACCGTCGGCAGCTACACCGGCAAGGCCGCCAAGGCCGTCGAACAAGTCGGCGCAGTGACCGCACAGGTCCGCACCAGCCGCCACTCCGATACGCCGCTCATCTCCACCCCGCACGACGCCCGTTGGGTTTTCCCGACCGACTACGAGTGGGCCGACATGATCGACGATCAGGACAAGCTGCGCATGCTGATCGACCCGACCAGTTCGTACGCCACCAACGGCGCCTACGCCCTCGGTCGTGCGATGGACGACCTGATCATCACTGCGGCTCTGGGTGACGCCAAGACCGGCGAGAACGGCACCACGACTACCGCGTTCGCCACGGCCACGCAGCAGATCGCCGCTGCCGCCAGCGGTCTCACCATCGCCAAGCTGCGCGCTGCGAAGAAGATTTTCATGCGCAACGAAGTCGATATGGACATGGACCAACTGTGCATCGCGGTCACTGCCGAGCAGATCGAAGACCTGCTGGCGACTACCGAGGTGACGTCGAGCGACTACAACACCGTCAAGGCTCTCGTTCAGGGCAACGTGGACACCTTCATGGGGTTCAAGTTCATCCAGATCGAGCGCCTGGGTGTCGATGGTTCCAGCGCCCGTCGTGTCATCGCCTGGGCCAAGTCCGGCCTTCACGTCGGCATGTGGAACGACATCAACACCCGCATCGGTGAGCGCGCCGACAAGTCGTACTCGACGCAGGTGTACGTCAAAGGAACCTTCGGTGCGACGCGAGTCGAGGAAAAGAAGGTCGTTGAAATACTCTGTACCGAGTAAGGGAGAACTGACATGGCAACAACCTATGCAGTAGAAGTCGCAGGGATCAGTACGATCCCGACCACCCAGAACAGCGGTGGTTTCCAGGGCGCCCGTGTTCGCTGTTTCCGCGCCACGATCCCGTACGACGGTCAAGCCTCGGGCGACGACATCGTGCTGGCTCGCGTGCCGGCCGGCTACACGTTCGCCTACGGCATGATCGTTGCGTCGGCTACGGCCGGCGCCTCGGCCACCATCGCCATCGGCGTCTCGGGTGCCACGGGCAAGTACCGCACGGCCGCAACCTTCACCGCCGCCAATACGCCGACTCTGTTCGGCAATGCGGCTGCGATGGATGACGCGGCACTGACGTCTGCCGAGACGGTGCTGGCGACTGTCGGCACTGCGGCACTGCCGACCAGTGCGGACTACGCGGTCGCGTACCTGTACTACATCGCGCCGTAACGACAAGGGGCTTCGGCCCTTTGTCCATTGAGGGGCCGGAATGTCATCGATCATCGACGTCTGCAACAAGGCACTCGACAAACTCGGGCAAAACCCGATCATCAGCTTGACTGATGGCAACAAGGCCGCGAACCTGTGCTCGCGCAACTGGCCTCTCGTGCGCGATCAAGTGCTGCGCGAACACCCGTGGAACTTCGCCATGAAGCGCGACATTCTGGCTCCGAGCACCGATGCTCCGGCATGGGGTTTCGAGAATCAGTTCCCGCTGCCGGCCGACTGGTTGCGCCTGGTCGAGATTCGTGACCTCTCGACCGGTGAGTATCAGGTCGAGAGCAACACGATTCTCGCCAATGCTGACGCGCTCTATGTGCGCTACATCTTCCGCCAAGAAGACCCGAACAAGTACGACGCTTTGTTCATTGACGCGGTGGCCTCGTGTCTTGCGATCGAACTCGCAGAACCCCTGACTCAGAGTATTCAGAAAAAGCAACTGGCGATGCAGATGTACGTGGAGTCGCTGGTGGCTGCCAAACGCATCGACGGTCAGGAGAACCCGCCTGTCCAGTACGAGGAAGACGACTGGATCAAGGTGAGGTACTGATATGGCGAAGTCGAGTCCGATCCTCAACGCCTTCAATGCCGGCGAACTGTCGCCTGAGTTCAAGGGGCGCATTGATCTGGAGAAGTTCCGCAAGGGATGCGAGCGCCTGGAAAACTTTCTGCCGCGCATTCACGGACCGGCGCGCAAGCGTCCCGGAAGCCGCTTTGTCAATGAGGTCAAGGACTCAGCGGACCGCGCACGCCTGATCCCGTTTGAGTTCAGCACCACCCAAGCCTACGTGCTGGAATTCGGTGACGAGTACGTCCGGTTCTACGCGAACGGAGGTGTGGTGCTCGATGGTGGCGTACCTTACGAGATCGTCAGTCCCTACGAGCACACAGACCTCGACCAGCTTGACTACGCGCAGTCGGCCGACGTTATCTACATCACGCACCCTGACTACCCGCCGTACAAGCTGGCACGCATCGCTGCGACCAACTGGACGATGACCGAGGTCGATTTCGACTGGCCGCCCTTTGGTGACGAGAACACCGGCGCCATCACCATCACGGCATCGGCAAGTGTTGGTGCGATCACGCTCACGGCATCGGCGTCGTTGTTCGTTGCGGCCGACGTCGGGTCGTACTTCAAAATTTCCGAGGTCATCGCCAGCAAGCACAATCAATGGACCTCAGGCACGGTGGTCGCCGCCGGCGCGACTCGATATTACCTCGACAACCTCTACATCTCCCCTGGCGGTGGCACCACGGGCACCCGTCCGCCGATCCATACGGATGGCACCGAGAGTGACGGAGTGGTGATGTGGACCTACTTACACAGCGGGGCCGGTTACGTACTGGTCACAGGCTTCACGAGCGCCACGGTAGTGAACGCCGCAGTGCAGCGGTATCTGCCGACCACCAGTGCCACGGCCAAGTGGTCCGAGGGTGCGTGGTCAGATCGCCGTGGGTATCCGAACTCGGTCTGCTTCTACGAGGATCGGCTGTGGTTCGGTGGCTCGACCTACAAGCCCCAGACCCTGTGGGCCTCGGTCAGCAGTGACTACGAGAACCACAAGTACGGGACCAAGGACGACGATGCGCTGAACTACACGATCAACTCGCAAGACAGCAACACGATTCAGTGGCTCTCGCCTGGCAAGGTGCTGGCGATCGGCACGAACAACGGCGAGTTCACCCTGAGCGCGCAGCAGATCAGCGATGCCGTGACGCCGACGAATGTACGCATCGTGCCTCAGACGACCTACGGTAGCGCGAACAACGTGCGCCCGCTGCGCGTGGCCGCGAGCATCTTGTTCCTTCAGCGATCGAGTCGCAAGCTGCGCGAATACACCTACGACTTCAACACCGACTCGTATGTGGCCCCGAACATGAACGTGCTGGCTGACCACATCGCGGAGACCGGCATCGTCGACATGGCGTACCAACAGGAACCGGACCAGATCGTCTGGGCACCACGCACTGACGGTACGCTGATCGGCATGACGTACGAGCGACAGGAGGACGTGGTTGGCTGGCACCGGCACAGCCTCGGGGGCGCTGTCGAGTCTGTGGTGACGATCCCGCATTGGGACGGAGATCAGGATGTCACGTTCCTCGTGGTCAATCGGACCATCGACGGGGCGACCAAGAGGTATGTCGAGTACATCGAGAAGTATCAGGACGACACGAATGCCTTCTTCGTCGATTCCGGGCTGACCTATAACGGGGTACCGGTGAGCACGGTGTCCGGACTCGATCACCTTGAGGGTGAGGAGGTCGCGGTGCTGATCGACGGTGCCGTGCATCCGAACGTCACGGTGGTCAGTGGCTCGATCACCCTCCAGTACGCCGGCAGCGTAATCCACGCCGGTCTGGCCTACACGGCCACCATGACCTCAATGCCCATTGAGTCGGGCGCCTCGGACGGTGTGGCCCAGGGCAAGCAGATGCGCCTGAACAACCTCGTCATCCGCCTGTACAAGACGGGACCGGGTCTCTGGTACGGTCCGAACACGACTGAGATGGACGAGTACCACACGCGCACGAGTAACGATGACATGAACGCACCGGTGGCGCTTTACACCGGGGATACCCCGACTCTGCCGTGGCCGAGCGGCTACGAACAGGCTCCCCAGATTACAGTGCAGCACAGACTCCCGTTGCCTTGTACAATCGTGGCACTGATGCCGCAGTTGAACACGTATGATCGAAATTAGACCGAGCCGGAACGAGGACATCTACAAGCTGCACCTTCAGACCGGGCAGACCTCATCGATCGATCTGGTCAATGACGATTTCGACTTGGCGACCTACGCGGACGCCGGCATGGCGGAGACGCTGATTCACGACGATGAGGTGTTGGCTATGTGGGGTGCCGAGGAAGCATGGCAGGGGCGGGTGATCGTATGGGCGCTGCTGTCCGAGAGTGCGGGGCAAGTGATGACCGTGATCCACAGACACTTGGCCAAGTTTCTCAAGGGGTTGGACGCACGGCGGCTGGAGACGTATGTCGATGTGGGCTTCGCCCCTGGCCATCGGTGGGTCAAGATGCTCGGGTTCGAGGTTGAGGGGTACATGAAGTCTTTTCGCCCGAATGGTGATGACATGGTTCTGTATGCGAGGGTTACCTGATGTCTTGGGGAGTGGGACTGTCGATTCTCGGGAGTTTGCTTGGTGCGTCCGGTGACCTCAAGGAAGGAGCTGCTGCGCGATCTGCTGCCGAAGGAAACGCACGTCGCACGATCTTCGACGCCTACTCGGCAGAAGAACTATTCCGGCGCCGTGTGGGTCGCCAGCAGAGCACCACGCGAACTGCGATTGCGAAGTCAGGCGTCACGGCCAGCGGCACGCCGTTGAACGTGCTGGCCGAGTCGGCAGCGAACGCTGAGATCGACGCCTTGAATGCCCGGTACGAGGCGTTCAATGAAGCTGCCAGCCTGCGCCGCGGTGGCCGGGAAGCACAGAAATCGAGTTACGTCCGAGCAGGCTCGCGATTACTGAGCGGCTTCGGGGCGCTCATCTAAGGGGTACAGAATGGCACGGCTTCCGATTTACGAGCAGCAGACGTCCGCCAAGGCGGGGCGCGTGACCCCGCAGGAGATGGGTGCGGGCACCGGTCAGGCCATCGGGCAGATGGGGTCTGTGGTGGCGGACATCGGGCTGAACATGAAGCGGCGCGAGGACACGCTGGATCGCGTGCGCCTGTTCGGTGAGTTCGACACCTTCGCGCAGCAGTCGTTCGAGGCTCTGGGGTCCGAAGACATCGCCAACAAGGCCACCGTCGAGAAGTACCAGGCGGCGCTGAAGGAGAAGGCGCAAGAGCTTCTGGGTGCCCACTCGGGCACCGGGGACAGCCGTGCCGCGTTCCAGGCGCAGCTTGAGAACCAGACTACCCAATATCAGAAGATGGCTCTGGGTCAGCAGATCAAGGCTCAGTACCAGATGGTCGGCAACATGGTCGACCAATACTCGAACGAACTGGCGATCAAGGGGTCGTTTGCACCGCAGGAGATGACGAATCTGTTCGCGGAGTACGACGCTCGGCTGGAAGGCATCAAGGATGCTGTGCCGGCCGGACAGTACGAGGAATGGCGCATGGCTGGCCGATCCAA